GTCCTGAGTATTTCTGCCCAGGGTGAGCAAACCACATTCGAGGAGGCTTGATCATGACCGAACGACGCCCACGCTATGAAGTCCAGCTCATCAGTGGCAGGGTCGTAAAAGACCTTAGCTACGAAGAGGCCACCAAGCTGTTCTACAGCCACGCTGGTTCTGTTGTGAGGCCTTATGGTTATGCGCCCTACAAGGCCCCATGATTAACCGCTATGTAACCCGCCGCAAGGCGTACGAGCTGAAGAACTATTCTGTCTACTTTGGCATCGCGGCCTACATGTCCATGATTGTCACTGGCGACGTCATCTTCGGCGCAGCTGGCAAGCTGATAGCAGAGACTCTACGGATTCCCTACTTCCTGCATACCAATGCACGGGACATGGCCTGGCTCAGTGCCTTCTTCATCACCGCATCCATTATCGCCATTATCGGACGTTTACTATGATCCACCTAATCGCACTCTATGGCTCAGCCATCCTCACCGCCGGACTTTTCGTCGGCATCGCCTTCGGGCTGGAGGGGCTGACCAAATGAGAGAACGACTAATCCTAACCATCACTCTGGCCTCTACTGCGCTTGCATTTATTTTTGCCGCCAGCCCTGAGGCCGACAGCTTCTCAAGTTACGAAATGTGCACAGAGGTCGCAGTAATCCTTCAGGAGGCTGTAGACTCAGGAGTAATCAGCCAATCTGAGGCTGATCAAAGCACCCAACGTTGTTTCAACACACAGGAGGCCCCCAATGATTGAGCCCACACCCCGTGAGACAGTCGAAGAGATGATCCTTGTCTCTGCAGACTCGGCCACCGAGATGCTCGGGGACATGACCGACGAGGACTGCGTCGACATGGTCCGCAGTTTCTGTAAAACCATGGCTGACTGGCAGCCCAACATCGCCTGTCACTTAGATGACCCCACCATGCTCGGCCTGAGCTGCCTCACTGCTGCTCACCTGTTTCAACTGGCTTTCGCCCGTGCCTACATCCACACGGATCAAAAGATCGAAGCCATCAACGCTATTGAAAAAGCTCTCGGAGGAAACCAATGACCGCACCAAAGAAAACCGATCCCCTCTCACCTGCAGAGGTCGAAGCCGCAGCTGATTGCTTCTTCGAGTTGTTTGACGTTGTCCTAAGCAGGGCACCCGAAGGTACCACCATCGAGGATGCTCTTAAGCTTTGCGAGAGTATTTTCGCCTACGCGCACAAGCGCCGGGCTGTAGCTAAAGAAGAAGGTGCCACAGCACCCTTCGGTTTTAACAAGAAGGAGGCATGATGGAGTACGAACTGCGCTACCGTACCGATGACGGCAAACAACGCACCGCAGTGGTGCCTGCCACCAATGTCAGCGAGGCCGTCCACAACCTGCTAGAGTTGGTCCCAGCCCTCAAAGGCAACCCCAACCGCATCAAATCCTGTACCCGAGTTCAAGCCTATGACTGAAGCAATTATTTTTGGAGGCAATGACAACTACCATTTGGAAGCTGCCCTTGCCAACAGTGAGAGCGAAACTTCGTTCACTCAAGCCATGGACAAGTACGGCGTCATCCTGTTGATGGCCGAAACATCAGAGAACGAGCTGGACGACCTGTCTAGCGATCTGCCCACCGACACCCACCTGGTGCGCTATGTTAATCCAGAGGGCGACCTTTTTGGTGACGCTGTGCGTGCCTACAAGAAGTCGGACATTTTTGACTGTTACCATGACTCAGGGCTCCGTGTCCTTGACATCCAGTCGGGATTCGGATCCGTAAAACCCAAACTCTGGCAGGACTCTAAGAAATGATTTTCGACATCAACCACACTGGCGGCCTGATCCGTGTCGGGCCCTTCTCCATCCTCTGGCAGAACCCAGACGAAGAGTACCCAGGCTTTACCACGCTCAACGCATGGGACTACGGCCTGGAGTTTGGTGACATCGATGCAGGTAACGGCATCCACCTCACCAAGTACGCTGACGGCGACATCGAGTACACGTTACCGATTATTTCATTGTGACGGCAGTAGTACCAACTAGCGACGGCATGGGTTACTATGTTGTCGTTGGTGACCGACGAGCTTTCGTCAGTTCCTACCACCTTGTTCCCGACAAGGAAACCCAACTCAAACGTTTAAACAAGGAGTCTTGACCATGTCTTTTTTCAAATCCATCGCAGCCCCTCTCGTCACCGTTGGTGCCATCTGTGGCGTCATCGCAGCCAGCGCACCTAGTGCAGAGGCTTACGAGTACCGCTCAGGCACTATTGCAGGCTATCGCGCAGAGATCCTTGACAGCGGTTCTTATGACCAGGCCGACTACATCGAGGTCTACGGTCCTAACGGCAAGGAAGAGGTTTACGTCCTGTGCGCTCCATTCGACTGGCGCTCCAAGGGACCCAACACCGTAGCCTTCGCCAACCACATCGCTTCTACCTGGTGCTTCGGCAGCTGATTAAGTTTCATCAAGGGGCTTGACAAGGGCCCCTTTCCCGTCCATACTGTTCACATACACCCCAGGAGGTTCACATGACCATCTTCACCAAGCTCGCCACCACAGCCCTCACGGGCTTAGCCGCTATCGGCTTCGCCTCAGCGTCTCTCGCTTCACCAGAACAAGCCAGTGTTCCCGAGGGTTCATTGGATGCCCATGCTGTATTGGTTCAGGCCATTGAAGCGCAGGGTGTTGATTTTATTGTCAACCATGAGTTCTGCGATGAGAACCCGAACGTAATGGGTTTTTATTCTTCGAAGGCAGCTGTGTTGGTTGTTTGTAATGACAGGTTCGAGCGTGGGGTAAATGAGGATCCACAGTGGACTGCGAATGACCTGGATACGTTGCGGCATGAAGCCCAGCACCTGATCCAGGATTGTATGGTTGGAGGTCTTCAGGATCAACGCTTGCATCCTGTTTATCGTGATCCTATTGGCCTTGCCTATGGTGTCCTTGGTTCAGAGCGCATGGAAGGCATCAACAGCCTGTATCGCCAGAATGGTGCAGATAATGCAACTATTTTGCTTGAGTGGGAAGCCTTCTCGGTTGCTCAGATGAATGTACCCCTGGAACAGTCCCAGGATATTACCCGGTATTGTGGGGCTTGAGGTGGGACCAACTGTAGTGTTGTTCCTAGCAATTTTACTGGCTAGATGGGTCTGGAAGATTAGCGAATAGATTTAAGGGGGTCCTTTGGATCCCCATTTTTTTTACCCGTCAGCGGCTGTTCCCTGCGGTCACCCGTTGACCAAGGTCAACCTGTTTTAGTTTTTTTTTTGGATTTTTTCCAGGATTTTTTTTCTTTCCAGCTTCGTTTCTTGCCTGTGTATTGAGGAGCATTTAGGTGCGTAAGAACAGCGCGACAGGGACCAGGTAAGGAAGGATGCGATGTTTAAGTACGCGATGTTTAACTACGCACCATGCGACGTTAAACGTCGTTTTATGCGATGTTAAATGACGCTACATCTATATATATAGAATCTAAGAATATATATAAGAAGTGGAAACCCCTCTAAAATAGCCTCTATAACGTCCGTTAGCAGTCGGTTGGATAGGATATACCTAGAAGACTTGCAAGGGGCCTTAGAGAGGCTTCTAGAGGCCTTAGAATGGACCTGTTCGCTTCGCTCGCACTGGGTAGATACATATACATACTGTCCCGCTTGTTGTGTATAGACAGGTCTAGATAGTAGTGTTTACGGTCGGGGGGTGGGCCGCCGTTACAAAACGTAACCATTTTTGATACAGTGTAACCCCTTTTGTAAAGCTATATTACGGCAATAAAACGTTACAAAACTACAGTATTCACGGGGGATTTGGGGCAATCAGCCCTCTGTTCCGTTAGCTCTGAGGTGCCTGAGGGAGCTGCACAGCCCTTGGCGGGGTGTAAGGGTACTGGGATGCCGCATGGGAGGCCGCGGCCGTGTCTGCGGGCATTGCTGGGCGTGTTGCGAAAGTCTCAGAAAAAGCAAAATTTGGGAAAAGTGCTTTTTGGGAGCTGTTGGCAAATTTCTGGGGAGAAGGCCTGGGGCGAATTTTCTGGTAGCATGGGTGTGGGGGATTTGGCAAGGCCCCAGGGGATAAGGCATGCTGATGGGCGGCCCGGCCAGCCCCTAGGAGCGCGTATGTTAAGTTGTGTGACGCCTGCGGGGTTTAAGAAAAATTCACGTGATAGTGAAAACCGAAGGTTTTCATCCCCGGAGGGTTAGTACTAATGTACTATAGTACAGGTGTACTAGCATACAGATGTACTACTGGGGCAGTTGATAATGCGACTCATTCTCAATAGCAAGAAATGAAAAAATCCCCGATTTCTCGGGGATGTTATTGAGAACGATTCTCAGAATGCCAGGAGTAGTACGGTTGTACTGATGGCCCAGATGAGAGCGATTCTCAATTGGGTCCGGCTGGCGGCTAGCTCGTCGGTTGCTTCGCGGTAGGCGGCGAGGATGACGGGCTTGGTCGACTTGGTGGTGATCATGGTTGGTACCGATGGAGTTGATAGGCTTTTTTGCCTATACTCAATTATAACCGATTGAGTTGCGGTTGCAATGAGTAGAAGTACTCAATTGCTGAAAATCGTAACAATCTGTAATGTGAAGCTTTGTTACGGGTTGGCGGTTGAGAGCCAACTGGACAAGGCCGCGGCGATCAGTGAATCTACCTACCCCACTGGTCGGGGATCGGAGCCTCGGGACGCTTGGGGCGCTTAGGTGTTTTTACCTTGCGCTTGCGGGCTGGTCCAAGGTAGGGGCCGCTGCTAGGTGTTACCGGCTTGAACTGATGGAGTTGAGAGCGGGTTGAGGGATGGCGGGTTGCCTTGGCTCTCGTCTCGCGGTTGATCGTCTCGCTAGCTTCTTGCAGGGCCTTAAGGATGGACGCTAGGTTCACTTGGTCACCCCGTGGATGCGGCGCCAAGTGACCCAGGTAATAGCCTGGCAAGCGCTGGGAGTGACGCCCAGCTCGTCAGCCGCGGCCTGGTAGTCTGCCTTAATCTCGCGGCGGAGCTTAACGCCGATGGCAGGGACGTCAGCGAGGCCTGTGCGGTTGGCTGCCCAGATACAAAAGGCATGGCCGTCGATGCAGACATCAGGCAGGCCAGCGATGCAGGATGCAAACTCGCGAAGCTTAGGGCCGCTCAGGATGTCGAGAACGGAGCCCAGATCAGCGGAACGACGGAGACCCAGAATTCTGATGGCCTTGGTCTTGTTGCTGGTAAAGGTGCAAACCTTGGTGAGCATGGCCTGCTCAGCGCCGCCAGCGATATAAGCGGCGATCAGTCGGTCAGCGTCTTCTACGTTACGCTCCCAGCGGTTGCGGGGTGACAGAGCGGCGATCACGCCGATGGCCTGAGCTTCTGAGATCTCGTAACGATCTGCCAGGCTGATGGCGATCTGGTCGGCCTGGGGGTACCAGGTGATGCCGTCTTGCTTTTCTGTCAGGGTGGCCAGCTGGTAGATGGCCTTAATGTTGTCGACGTTGGTGCGGGTCATGGCTGGTTGCCTGTGGTTGTTGTCTTTATTGTAGAGGCAAGGGCCCCGAAGGGCCCAGAGTAGAAATACCTATTTAGCGGAGGCTGGCCAGGTATGCATCGCGCAGTTGCTGAAGCTCGGAGACAGGGCGAACGGTGGCTGAAGCGTTGGCGGCTTGCTTGAGGGCCTGGTGGAATTCGCGGAGCTGGCGAGCAGAGGGGCGGGCGTTGGTCATGGTTGGTTACCTTTAGTTGATTGGTTGGCCTTGGTGGCCAGGGTCAGGAGGGGGATTCGATCCCCCGGCATCTCGCCTTGTCCTGATCAGAATCCGTCAGTGTTGACGGTATGGGAGCGGAAGCGCATCAGTTCGTGGACCCGCTTCTGAAATTGTTCGTCGATGGCGTCAGTGCGGGATTCGACGGATTCGAGACAACTGATCGTTTCCTTAGCGCTGTTGGCCATGTCGACGATGAGCTGGTGGTTGGTGCTGAAGGGGAAGCCGTAGGTCATGGTTGGTACCGGTTGTGGGTTGCGGGGGAGTGGTCCTCCCCCATGTCTTTAAGATAGTCGATCTGGTGACAGGTGACAATAGGTATTTGTGCCTGTCTTTGAACTGGTTGCCTTACTGAGAATGATTCGCAATAAGGCCTGCTTGGCATTGGCCCCGTGGCCGCGGCCTCAGACCCAGAACGTATCAGGACGGGTCACTTGGACAAGGACGCAGTCTTGGAAGCATCCGCGCTTGTAGTCGACGCAGAACTGACGGACAGCATCATCATGGGCGGAGCCCTGACCGATGACGATGATCTGCAGGCTGGGCTCATCGATCAGACCGCGTTCGGGAGATTCCCAGCGGCCGGTGCATTCGATCACGGTATGGCCTGAGGGAAAATATTTGCCGGCGGCGATCAGGGCGAAGGCCTTGCATTCTGCGACCGACAGCTCTGGAGATTCGAGACCGACGGTGATGGTGTAGGTGGTGGCGAGTGACATGGATTGATTCCGATGGTGGTGGTTGGTTGGGAGTGCTTGTCTCCCATGCATCTAATATGGCATCGATCGACTCAGGGCGCAATAGGCATTTTTACCCAACTTGCTTAATGAGATCGATTCGCAATAAGCGGTGGGGGCTGGCGCAAGCGGATGGCCGCGGCGATCAATTGGGAAGGGCTCGGGTGATCCTGAGAACGCGTGGCTCGGAAGCGACGACCTTGGCCATGGCGTCCTGAGCTGAATGGCCCGCGGCATATGCTTCGCGGAGCAGACCGGAGTGGTCGAAATATTCGATGCGGTAGGTGGTCATGTTTTTTTCTCAGTGTGGGGTGGGGTGGGGTGATCCTATGGAGTGGAGTGGAGTGGGGCTGCATGGTAGCAGCTGGTGGGGTGATCTGGCTGCAGCTGTTAGGTCGAGCTGGGGTGCTGTGGTTGGCTGGGGTGCTGTGGTTGAGTGGATGGGTGGCTGGTTGGTGGCTCGTAATGGATGGGGTCGATCGCCCTTCTCTGGGTTGGAACGGGTGCCGTGTCCTGTGGAACGGAGGCGATCAAGAACCGAAGATCTGGATGGCGAGATAAGGAAATGCTAGGAGTAGGACGGGGGCAAGGATCAGTTCCATTAGAAAGAAAAGTTGAGGGTGGTAGTACGTTGCCCGGCAAGCTCAAGCAGATTAGCTCGGGTTGCTTCGGCCAGGTGGGCTGCACCGATCATCGCGGTTGCGGTGAGGACTAGGTAGAGAGTCAGGGCTCGCATGGTTCAGAGTCTAGGTGGGGTCGGGTGGGGTGCTTCCCTCCCATGCCCATATAATGGCATCATCGCCAAGCGCAACGCAATAGGCAGAACTACTCATCTCGCACCAGCTGCCTAATCGCTCGGTTCGCGGGCTGCCTCACTGCTCGCCTCACCGATTGGCTTGGTGCCTACCCCTACCCTAGGCGGGGATCCCTTAGCACTGCCTCGCATGCCTAGCTGATCGGATCGCTGATTGCTTAGCTGTTCGCGCCACGCCTCGCCAAGCCTGCCACCTCTGAGTTCGGAAAGCAATCGCAAGTCGCAAGCTGTCGCGGCTGCGCATTCCCCTCCCGCATCGCCGCGCAAATCGCCTCGTCAGAATTCTCCCGGGTCGCCCCGCCCACAGTTCACCCACCCCCGTGCTCACCCCGCCGCGCAGACCCCCCGCCCCCGACGGCTCACCGCCCCTGCTCAGGCAGCCCCCTCTAAAAATCTGTGAATTTTTTTGAAACAGCTTTTTGCGGCTTAGGCATACTAGCGCAGTCTTTTGTGGTCAACCGCTGTGGGGAATCCAGTTGTGAAGGCACAGCGTTATGCGAGTGCTGTATTTGATCTAAAGGATGTAACGCCTACGGGGCCTGTTCCGCAAATAGATACAGAGCTTCAGGCGTGGGTAGCGGCTGTAAATGCGAGTCCTTCAAATGCGGACAAACAGATTACGGTATTAAAGAATTATAATGACATCACGAATACGAATGCTACACAGGGTTGGACATTTAGTTTTGGGACGGGAGCTGGTGATCCTGTAGGGTATGCGCAATGGAGGTGGGCGATACAGAGTACGAGTTATATGTATTTTTATGGATCAGCGGGGTGGTCAGATAGTGGGAACAATGGTTTAGGGACTGTTCACACTTCAACGAGTCAAGGTTTAGCGAATGCGGGGTGGACTTTTTCGCAAACAAGGGTATACACTAGTGGTGTGAACAATGATTTCATCATAGGGTATGACGATACGGAGGGGGAGGAATTTTTCTTGCTGGGGCATTGGGCAGGCTCAAGTTATTGGGGGATGGTTGGTGTTTTCAAGGATAGGAATGGCCAATGGATATGGATAGGGATGGATGATTTCGACGAGCCGAATGCTTTTGGGTATGATCCTGCTCTTGGCACTTTCGGTCTTGGTCCTGGATTTGGTTATGCACTAGGTGATGGGCAAGTTTCGGCTTCCAGGTCTTCTTGGTATACAGCGATAACGAGGTATGGAGGTACTGTTGGTAGGTATGCTTTTTCTGAGATTGCCCTAGGACCTGATGGTGATAATTCTGTATACTTGTCAACGTTTACTAGTTCCAAGATAATGCAACCAATTATGCCTGCTTCGAGGCATTTGTTGGTTAATTATAGTAATACTCTGTCTTCGGGGGGCGGTGCTTATTGCGAGATAACCGCTGGCACATCACAAGCTGTTTGTTTTGGGTATGGACAGGGTGTGTGGGTTCTCGTCGGAGAAGCCTTACCAGCATTAACTTGATTAGGAGCTTATCATGACTTGGACTACTATTCCTGGATCACCTGCGGGGACCCCTAATGGGGCCAATAAGTCATTCTCCTGGGTTAGGATCTCGGTGATGCCTAGTACTTTCTACGGTGCTTATAGCGCAACTAGATACAGCTTGCCAGACGTGAATCAATTAAACAATCCATTGATTCCTGTTAGCTTCAAGCAACCTATCAAGGGTGAGCTTGAAGTTGACTGTAGTTCGGTTACACATTGCTGTGTGGAGCCTCCTACGGAGTATACTATTACAGCACCTGATAGCACTGCTTATGTGTTTGAGGGTGGTGACCTTGAAGTGCCGACGGCTAATCCTACTTTAACGTTAGAGAGGGGTAAGACGTACGAGTTCAATAATGTCAGTGGTGCTCATCCATTCCAGATCCAGAGTACTTCTGGTCTTGGTGGAGATCCTTATGATGAGGGTGTTACTGGCAATGGCACTATTGGGCTGGTGACTTTCGAGGTTCCTGAGGATGCTCCTGCTGCTCTGTATTACCAATGTACGGTCCATTCGGCAATGGGCGGTTCGTTCATCATTGTCGACCCGGACGGCGGTGGCGGAGATGGTGGAGGCGGATCTGTGAGGCCTACGTCTGGATTAGTTTATCCTCGCCTGGTATGATCAATAAAGGGAGCGCAGCCAATCGCGTTCCCTTGGTTCCAGGAGCATGATGGTACGATTCATGAAGGTTTTTGCCTGTTTAGCCGTCATCTGGTGGTAAAATCGGCCAAGAAGTTGTTTTGTGGCTTCTTCTGACTGGCAACGGACTGCCAACAGTAGAGCAAGGCTATTGATTACCATCTGCTGGCGCGTAAGTTCCATACCATTCTACCAGGCTAGAT